GTGGTGACGGAAACGATTACTCCGCATTCCATGTAATTGATGTTGAAAGTTTAGAACAAGTTGCTGAGTATAAAGGCAAGTTGGACACGAAATCTTATGGTAATACATTAGTTTCAATAGCAACTGAGTATAATGACGCATTACTTGTTGTTGAAAATGCGAATGTTGGTTGGGCAGCAATTCAACAAATAATTGACAGAAATTATGGAAACCTATATTATACGTACCGTGAAGATGGTTATGTAGACCCATCGGTACAATTACCAAAAGGCTATGACTTAAAATTAAAGCAAAATATGGTTCCTGGTTTTACAACGTCATCGAAAACTCGTCCACTTCTAATTTCTAAATTAGAAACATACTTCAGAGAAAGGGGTCCAATAGTTCATTCAAGAAGGTTAATTGAAGAATTATATGTATTCATTTGGAATGGTGCAAAAGCAGAAGCACAGCGTGGTTATAATGACGATTTAGTAATGTCTTTTGCAATAGGATTATGGGTACGAGACACCGCTATGAAATTAAGAAAAGAAGGTATGGCACAAACTCGTATGAGTTTGGATTATGTTGGTAAAGCGAATTCTATACACAAGCCAATGTATGGTTTTGGAAACGGAAACGATAATGGTTGGTCAATGGAAGTAAATGGAAACGATGAAGATTTAACTTGGTTGATAAAATAAGGTTTAACTATTTTTAATACATATTTATATAAATAAGAAACATAAATACAATAGGTGCTAAATGGCTGAAAAGAAATCATTATTTGATAGACTTAAAACTTTATTTTCTACAAATGTTGTTGTTCGCAATGTTGGTGGAAAACAATTGAAAGTAGTGGATACTGCTCGTTATCAAGCGGATGGCAATCCTCATACTTCAAAAGTTATCGATCGTTACGGTAGACTACATGGTACTCGTGGTACACCTATTTCTGTTTACAATCAATACAACTCATTTTCAGCAACTAAGATAGACTTATATACAGATTATGAAGCAATGGATACCGACGCAATAATTTCTTCTGCATTGGATATTTACGCAGATGAGAGTACACTAAAAAATGATCAAGGTGATGTTTTAACTATAAAAACTGACAATGATAATATTCGTAAAATACTTAAAAATCTTTTTTATGATGTTTTGAATATAGAATATAACTTATGGCCATGGGTTCGTAATTTAGTTAAGTATGGGGATTTTTATTTGTATTTGGACGTAAAAGATGAATTGGGTGTAACTAACGTTGTTCCTTTTTCTCCATATGAAATGCAACGTGAAGAAGGAACAGATCCAGAACATATTTACATGACTAAGTTTATATATGAGGGTCCACTTGGAAAGGGTGAATTTCAAAATTATGAAATAGCTCATTTTCGTTTACTCGGTGATACAAATTATCTTCCGTATGGTAAATCAATGATTGAAGGTGGAAGAAAATTGTATAAACAATTAGTTCTTATGGAAGACGCTATGTTAATTCATAGAATTATGAGAGCTCCTGAGAAACGTATATTCAAAGTTGATATTGGTAATATTCCACCCGCTGAAGTTGATCAATATATGCAAAACATTATGAATCGTATGAAGAAAACTCCGGTTATGAATGAGCAAACTGGTGATTATAATTTACGTTTCAATATGCAAAACTTATTAGAAGATTTTTACTTACCAGTTCGTGGTGGACAATCTGGTACTTCTATTGAAACTCTTGCTGGTTTACAATATCAAGCAATTGAGGATGTGGAATACCTTAAAAGTAAACTATTTGCTGCTCTTAAAGTACCAAAGCCGTTTTTGGGATATGATGAAAAAGCGGAAGGTAAAGCAACACTTGCCGCATTAGATATTCGTTTTGCAAGAACAATTGAAAGAATACAAAGAATTGTTGTTTCTGAATTAACCAAGATTGCGATTGTCCATTTGTATGCACAAGGTTATGAGAATGCAGATTTGGTAAACTTTGAATTAAATTTAACTGGTCCTTCTATTATATACGAACAAGAAAAAGTTGCTTTAATGAAAGAACGTGTTGATTTAGCCGGTTCTTTAATTGAAAAGAAGTTATTCTCAATGAAATATATTTATGCAAACATATTCAATCTTTCGGAAGATGAGGCAGAATTTGAAAAAAATGAAGTTCTCGAAGATATTAAACATGCTTTCCGTCAGAAACAAATTGAAAGTGAAGGAAATGATCCAGCTATAACGAAAGAATCGTTTGGTACACCACACGATATTGCTAGTATGCAAATTAAAGGTGGTGGAAAATTAATAAATGACGTAGAAGTTCCAGATGGTGGATGGCCAGGTGCTGGTAGACCTGCTAAAAATCTAAATTATGCAACGGATAATCATCCAATGGGAAGAGATCCAATCGGTAGTAAAGATTTAGGTAGAACATTATCAAGAACAAAAACTATAAGACCAGAGAATAAATCTGGTTCTCCACTTTCTTTAGAAAATAAAGACCTTGGAAATTTAATTAATAGTATGTCTGGAATAAAAATAAAGACTAAAAAAATCATTTCGGAAAGTCTTAAACCAACTGTTAAAGAGGAAATTGAGCCAGATATGTTGAATGAAAATAATTTATTAGATGAATTATGATTTTTGTTATATTTATTATATGAAGTGTACATTTATTAGGTATAAGTAAAAATGAAAAAAATAAAACATTCAAAGTTTAAAAATACCGCGATGTTATTTGAACTATTAACTCGTCAAATAACATCCGATATTATTTCTTCAAATGAATCAATAGCGATACAGATTTTGAAGAAGTATTTCAACAGACATACTGAACTTATAAAAGAATATAAGTTATATAAAACACTTTGCGATGAAAGATTAAAATCAGAAAATAAGGCAGGTATGCTTATAGATGCTGCTTTAAGAGCAAGACGTGGGTTAAATAAAAAGAAATTGAGTGAAGAAAAATATCAATTGATTAAAACTATTAAAGAGAATTTTGATATTGATGCATTTTTTCAAACAAAAGTTCAAAACTATAAATTACTTGCTTCAATCTATCAGGTATTTGAAAATAATGAATTTGATAACCCAATTGAATTTACTAAATATCGCATAACAATACTTGAAAACATAACATCAAACAATAAAGAAAAACTTATATCTGACGATCTGTCTATTGTCAATGAACCAAAAGAAATTCGCTTACTTGCTTACTCATATTTGGTTGAGAAATTCAACAAAAAATATGGTGATTTGAGTGAATCACAAAAAGTTCTTTTGCGGGAATATATGGGAAATGTTAGTAATACAAACAATTTAAAGTCTTTACTACAAACTGAAGCTATTTGTATAAAGAAAATATTTGCTAAAAACATAAATAAAGTAAAAGATAAATCACTAAAGATAAAATTAACAGAAGTGATAAACCTTTTAGATGAATACAAAACAATTAAGAAAGTAGAAGAAAACCATATATCTGCACTTCTTCGTTATTACAGTTTAATAGACGATTTATCATGGAGTAAATAATGCCAGGCATAAACGAAATACATCCTTATAATTTTCCTGCTTCACAAGCATCTGATTTTGAAAGATTTGGTAATCCAGGAAAATGGTTTAAATCAATTACTTGTACAACTGGTTCAACTGCATTTACTGGCTCTAATTTTGGCGTTGGTGGGGTTATTGTAGCAACTAGTACTACGGGAACTGCATCTCTATCTGGTGGTGGAACAGTAGCACTTGCTACACTAGCAACAACACAAACTGCTCATGAACTATCATTGAGTAGTGTTACGGTAGATAGTGGTACTGTATACGCATTAGTTCGTAATCAAGTGATTAGGTAATCACATGAATGTAAACACTTTCATACATAAAATAAAAGAGTCCGAAGAATTCAAACAGTTTCAGGAAGAACTTGATGAAATTAGTGTAACCGGTATGGTGGCTGGATATGAAACTCCAAAGGCATTTGCTGCTAATGAAGATGATTTTGAAGAACACAATAAAGAAACTGCGGAAGTTTACGGATATAAACTTGTTCCAAAAACTAAAAAAAGAAATTATGAATCTACCTATGTTCAAGCAATGGGTGCGTTGAACGAAGCGTCATATAAAGAATTCCGTAAAGATGAAACAAGAACTACAAACAGAAAAATAAATGATTCTATTAAAAGTATAAATAGAATTATGTATGAAGTTGAGAAAGTAGTAGAACATGCTTCACGATTAAAAACAGAAATGGCGGTTGATCAAAGAACTCTTTGGGGAGAATCACGTAATCGTCTTGTAAAAATATCAGAACGAATTAATAGAATTAGTAAAAAAATACACGAATTAGGTGCTTAAAATGAAACAATTACTCGTAGATACTATACTATTTAGTGCAAGTCCAAGAATGATTGCAGAATCTGAAAAGAAAAACGATGGTAAAGTTATAGTTTCGGGTGTTTTACAAAGAGCAGAAGTAAAAAATCAAAATGGTAGAGTTTACCCAAAAAAGATTTTAATGCGTGAAGTAAAAAAATATGCTGAAACAAATATTAAAGAAAATAGAGCGTTGGGTGAGTTAGATCATCCAGATTCTTCTGTTATTAATTTAAGAAATGTTTCTCATAATGTATTGAGTGTAGATTGGAAAGGCAATGATGTAATTGGTACAGTAGAGATACTCCCAACCCCATCTGGTAACATTCTAAAACAACTGCTTGGTGCAGGAATTCGCCTTGGTATTTCTTCTCGTGGTTTAGGTTCGGTTGAAGAAATAAGTGAGAATACAGTTGAAGTACAAGAGGACTTTGAATTAATAGGTTGGGACTTTGTATCGAATCCATCCACACAAGGTGCATTCATGTATGCAGATGGTCATCAGAACGAAGGTTTGATTAGGGAGGGTGTTAGTTTAGAAACTATTTCTAAGATTGATCCTAAAATTCAACGTATTAACAACAATATTACAAATATTATTTGTGAAATTGGAAATATTTGTGAATGTATATTTGGAGATAAATGATGCCCGCACTTTCACAAAAACAACAAAAATTAATGGGACTTGCTTTAGCAGTTAAACGTGGTCAAATTCCTGCTTCAAAAGTTAATAAATCTATTGAACAACTTGCAAAATCAATGACTGAGAAAGATATTGAAAAGTTTGCAGCAACAAAACACAAAGGGCTTCCAAAAAAAGTTGGTGAAAGTAAAACAACATTAACAAAAGAAGAATTAAATCAATTAGTTGCCGATGCTGTTCAAGAAGTAATGAAAGAGAGATTTAGTACAAAAGTTCTTACATCAGAACAAAAAAGAATGTATATAGAATCAATCGGTAGATACAATGAATATCGTGCAGTAGTTCATCGTTCAAAACAACTACCAGAAGTTGTGTCTGAAATTAAAAGAATGGTTGAATTCGCAAGTAAAAATATGGTTGAAGAATCTGGTGATTGGTTTGAAGGTGTTTCTCATAGAAGAAGTTCAAAGCAGTTAAAAGAATCTGTGAAAGTTTTTGAACAAACAACACAAAAGATTGTAAAACTACAAAGAACTTTGGAATCAATTTACGAGAATATAGGTAAAAATCTCAGTAAATTCTATGAGATAAAAGAGATTAATAAACAATAAGGAAAGAAAGTTATGAATGATAGAGTATATACACACTCTAATTCGGCTCATGTAAAAGTAAAAAATACAGGTATGCCGGTTGATGTTATGATTAAAATATTCAAACGTAAAGTAAAAGAAGCAGGTATTCTTGAAGAATATAAAAATCGTATGGAATATATTAAACCATCAAAGAAAAAAGCTGAAAAAAGAAACGCTGCTATTAGAAGACAGCGAAAATTAGACGTAGAAAATATCTAACATAGCAGGAGTATTTTTAATGACCTCGCATTATATCGAAGAAATTATTCGTGAAGAAATACGGAAAATCATTGAAGATATGACTAATTCTTCTTATTTAATAGAAGGAGAGGATGAAGCACCTGCAGCAGAAGAACCCACGCCAAAAGAAGAAGAAAAGCCAGAAGAAGAACCTGCTGAAGAAGGCGGTGAAGATAAAGAAAAAAAGGAAGATAAATCAGAGGAAGAAACACCAACTGGATTAAAAACCGTTGATTTAGTAAGTCCAGTAGAAGCGGATAGTTGGAAAAAGAAATCTACATCAATATCACCACAATCACAAGAAAAACTTTTAAGTTATGATTACGAAGAAATTTTAGATGCGTATGATTTAAACATTTCTAAGAAAGATGATGAAGAAGCAAAATCAACATTAAAGAAGATAGCAAAAAAGGTACAAGCAATAGCGATTACTAAAAGTAATTTGATTAGTAAAAAAGTATTGAATAACGAAACTATAATAGCGTTACAATATTACTATAAAAATACTAAAGATATAAATGAATTAGTTCGTTCCCAAATTGAATTAGATTCTGAAAAAGAAATACGCCAACAACTTAAAATGGGCAAACCTAAAAAAGATGATACACGTATGCCAGAATATATGAATGCGATGCAAGGAATGACGGTTTATAATTTAGACTTTGCATTCAGAGAAGAATTACAACGATTGGATTTTAATATAGTGTTGTATAGAACTGTTGAAAATGATGATGTTTTACAAAAACTATTGAGTGCTGGTACTTGGATTGATAATGGATATGTTTCAACTTCATTAAACCCATTGGTTGCTGAAGGTATGAACGAAAAAAGAGTACCGCTTATTGAAATGTTAATTCCAGCCGGTTCATCTGTACTAACATTACCATGTAAAATAAATGATTACTGTCACGAAACAGAAATTACCCTACCGAGAAATTGTAAATTTACAATCCACGGATATAACGAAACCCGCAATATTTATAAAGTATTAGTGGAGCAAAACAATGGCTGATGAAAAAAAAGAAAAGAAAATCGATACTAAAGACAGAGACATACGATTCATATATACGGATTCTGATGTTAGTTCTATTCTTGGTATCCCATCCGATGAAAAAAAAATTACAAAAAAAATAAAAAAATAATAATACACCATACTTATTTAATATAATACCCTATGAAGAATTAAACAATATCTTCAACGTATAGGGGCATATACTATTTTTATATTAATTAGACGTTAACAATAACGCTAGAATAGTTGGAGATTTTAATGAATGATTTACTGAAAGAAGCAATCGCAGATGCTAAAGCCGTTAAGGAAGTAGCACTTGCAAACGCAAAACTCGCTTTGGAAGAGGCGTTCACACCTCGTCTACAGTCTATGCTTTCTAAGAAACTTTCTGAAGAAGCAGAAGCCGAAGAAACAGAAGAACCTGTTGAAGAATACGGTTTCTACAATGAAGCAGACGAAGAAGAAGAACCAGCAATGGAAGAAGGCGATGAAGAAACTGAAGAACCAGCAATGGAAGAAGCAGAAGAAGAAGAACCAGCAATGGAAGAAGCAGAAGATGAAGAAGAACCAATGGACGAAGATTTGATGGAAATAATCCGTCAACTTGAAGAAGATTTAGTATCGTCTGACATCGGTGGTGGTGACAATAAAAAACCAGCTCCAAAAGCATCATCTGCATCAACACAAATGAAAGGAGAAAAGTTGGTTCAATTAGTGGAAGAAGAAGACGAAGAAACAGAAGAAGTTGCTGAAATCCAAGAGATTTTACGCGCTCTTCGTGAAGAAGAAGAAGCAGAAGCTCCTATTGAAGAAGCAGAAGAAGAAGAAGTTGACATCAAAGAAGTTTTACGTGCTCTTCGTGAAGAAGAAGACGAAGAACCAGCAATGGAAGAAGAAGAAAAAGAAGAAGAAAAAGTTGCAGAAGCTAAACTTCGTGAAGCTTATGCAGTTATTCAATTCCTTCGCTCAAAAATCAATGAGGTTAATTTACTAAATTCTAAGTTATTGTTCTCAAACAAACTTTTCAGAAAACATTCTTTATCTGAAAGCCAAAAGATGACAGTAATTGAAAACTTTGACCGCGCAGCAAGTCTTCGTGAAGTCAAGTTAGTATTCGCAACACTTTCGGAAGCATTAAAAACAGCAAAAGGTACTACAAAACAAATCAAAGAATCTTTTGCATCTAAACCAATTGCAAGTACACGTCCTTCACGTAATATTTTGAATGAAGGTGATGTTATGGCAACTCGTTTACGCAAATTAGCAGGTTTAAAATAATTTTATTATAGGAAAAGAAAAAATGAGTGTAAAATCTTTATTAAACGCTTCTGGGAGTCCCCACAAAGCACTTATCAATGAAAACCGTCAAATTGTCAACAAATGGGCAAAGACTGGTTTACTTGATAACTTAAACAATGACTATGAAAAGAACTCTATTGCAGTTCTTTTAGAAAACCAAGCAAAACAACTTATTGATGAATCAAACCGTACAGGTACAGCAGCTGGCGCAGAAGAATGGGCAGGTGTTGCACTTCCATTGGTTCGCCGTATTTTCTCTGAAATTGCTGCGAAAGATTTTGTTTCTGTTCAACCAATGAACTTACCATCTGGTCTTGTATTCTTCTTAGATTTTAAATACGGTACAGCACAACCTGGCTTCACAACAGGTGCAGGTAAAGATTCACAAACTGACTCTGTATTTGGTGTGACAGGTGCAGAAGCAAAAGATGCTGATGCATCAGGTGGTCTTTATGGTGCAGGTCGCTTTGGTTATTCAATCAATGAAGCAAGTATCCTTGCAGATAAAGCGGCTGGATTAAATACATCTGGATCTTATTTTGTTACTGGCTCTGTATCAATAACAACACCATCTCTTTACCAACATGATTCAGAATTTCTTAATGCTTACTCTGCATCTCTTGTAGCTGGTAAAATCATGACAATTACTGTTCAGTCTGCATCATTATCATCACCTGATTTTGAAGCAGTTCGCGCATTCAAAGTTAGTGGTTCAACCATCTTAGGTTATTTCCCACAATATACAACAACAGCAAACAATAATTCAACAATTACTTTTGTTGTTTCTGCATCAGCAGCTCCTGCAACAGTTGGTATTGCATACGAAAAGCAACCTACAGCAACAACTCGTGGTGACTTTGAAGAAAATGCAGCTGGTTCAGACTTAGGTGTTCCAGAGATCAACTTAGAATTACGTTCAGAATCCATTGTTGCTAAAACACGTAAGTTGAAAGCAGTATGGACACCTGAATTCGCACAAGATTTGAATGCATATCACTCAATTGACGCAGAAGCAGAATTAACTTCTATGTTATCTGAGTATATCTCTCAAGAAATTGACTTAGAAATTCTTGATATGTTGATTAAGAATGCACAAACAACAGAAAAATGGTCAGCACGTATCGGTCGAGCATATGATGCATATTTGAATACATTTACTGACTACTCAACAGCACAAGGTGCAGCTTCTGCATTCAACCAACAAACTTGGTTCCAAACATTAGGTACAAAGATTCAAAAAGTATCAAACATAATTCATCAGAAAACATTACGTGGTGGTGCAAACTTCTTAGTATGTTCTCCACAAGTTGCTACAATTCTTGAATCTATGCCTGGCTATGCAGTTGATGGTGAAGGTATGAAATTCGCAATGGGTGTACAAAAAGTTGGTCAATTAAATGGCCGCATCACAGTTTACAAGAACCCATATATGTTAGAAAACCAAATCTTAGTTGGTTTCCGTGGAACACAATTCCTAGAAACTGGCGCGGTTTATGCACCATATATTCCACTTGTAATGACACCATTGGTTTACGATCCAACTAACTTCACACCAAGAAAAGGCGTGTTGACACGCTATGCAAAGAAAATAGTTCGTCCTGAATTCTACGGTTTGATTCAAATCGAGTCTTTAGGTGACATCTAGTATTAGATAGTTAGTTGAAAAATTAAAGGAGTGAGAAATCACTCCTTTTTTATTTTATTTTATATTTATTATAGACTATGTAAATAAAAAAATATATTTTTATATTGGAG